CGAACTTACGTCGCTCTACGATACAAAAATGCACGGTAGAGCCCATCACAATCCCCTCGGCGTCTCACGACGAGCAAGGGGAACCGTTCGCTACGCTAAGTAGCACCAACGGTATAGGAAGCGAACGCGGTTGTGCACCGCGTCCGCACCAAGACTCCGTTCGCCTGGTTCTACCAGACTACGGAGGACGTGACACCAGTCACCAGTATCATATTCATGATACTGAGGGACGGGGACCCGAATCAGGAATGCGCGCTTTTGGAGCGCGTCATCCCAGCGAGTCCTTCTCCCACTTGGCAGGGACACACGACTATGGTCGTCAGTGTATGCTACCCCCGAAAAGGTAACATCACGAACGGTCGTCGACAATCCTAAAGAAGCGCTCTCGCGCTTCCAGTCGGATCGTGCTCGTTCGGTAGTCGGTATAACGGGGTGAAACCCGCCATACCACTCCTCGAGCAAGTCAAGCATCCAGCCATTGTCTGCAATGTTCGGCGCCGCCAACAGGTTGTTGGCGAACGCTAGTAATTGCATCTTGGATGCGGTATCGTTATCAGGCATACAACGGAGGTAGACCGGGCGAACCCGGGCTCCGAAGTAATACTCCTCCCCGCAGGACTCCCGAAAGGGACCCTTCGAGAAGGACTTTTGAGTGTTGACAACTAAACCAACACTCTCAAGTACCCTGATCGCGTCATCAACCATGAAGGTTGGGACAACGATATCGTCGCCATAGACCAAGATCTGCCTCGCGGCAGATCTGGGGGCTATCGCAGTCAGTACTGCCCATATAGTAAGCGCCATCACGGGGAAGCATACAGCTGACCCCATGGGTGCGTGCTTACTAAGGGTAATCAACCGACCGTCCGGTAGGCGAGTAAACTCGCTTCGGCATGCACTCAGGGCGCTGCTCCAGTTTACTGGAAACAGACGTTCCACGAGACGCATACTTAAGCGATCACTCGCATCCTTCAGGTCGATGGTGGCCACATGGCCTTCCATTAGGGCTGATACCGTTCTCCTGCCGCCCTTTCGGGTGAGCAGGCGTTCGGTAATATCTATCATATAGCTAGTGTCCGCATCTCTGCGGGCACTCGCCGTGGCGTCTAGCCACGAGCTCCCAGACGGGGGCTTAGACGATAGGGGCGGTAGGGTACCTGTGAGGGACCCGCGCCACGCCGCATATTGATTGAACCCTGGCTCGGTGAAGTTCACCAAGCCTTGGGTGAGGGAAGCGCCCTCGATGTCTTCGTACAACTTAGACATCAAGCCCTGCTGTATCCACATGGTCTCTTTCGGTTCGCAGCTTATAAGCCGCTGACCGCGAGCGTCCTTTGGGACGAGCAGGACTTTTGCGCTGGGGTCAAACTCCGGTGCTCCGAGATACTGCTCCAAACCGTCGCAAAATGCGGCGGCGGAAGCATAATAGTATTCGGACATCGGCCAGATACGATCGATTTTCTCGACGTATCTTGGTCCGCCGTATCGCGCCCACTTGGGCGTGCTACAAGCGGATGCACCAGAACCGTGTTTAGGCGATATCTCCCGGGGATCACTCCCCGCAAGAACACGCCGCACGAGTCTGCGAGCCTCGTCTAGGATCTCTCCTAGCGGGGTCGGAACACGTTTTACCGATGTTCCGTTCACAGCCGTCCATTTAAAGACAGCTTGTGACTCGTTGATTCTGAAGGTCGCCATCTCCTCCTCCGTTTTCACGAAGGATTCGATAACGGCTTTATCAGACTCAGGTGTATGACCTCCTCTGACCTTGCTGAATACAGCGGTGAGCTGATTCAGACAAGCGACTGCATCCACACTAACATCATGACGCAACGAACCATCTATGTTGTAGACGGAAGCGAATACGTTATGAAGGAAGCGTGGGAGGCCGGTTGTTCTTTTCAACCCGAAACGCGTTGTCACGGTCAACTTCCCCACCTCGAACGAGGTGAGAACGTCTTTCCGTAACTTCGCCAAATTTCGGGCATAGAACTCTGGGCCTTCCTCCGTGGAGCGGGTAGCAAACGTTTCAACGTCTGCATCCGTCACCATAGAGGACCAACGGTTATTACGGGCAAGCCCATTCCAGATGGAATGGAGGCGATTAATGTTAGGTTGCATATATATATATGGTTAACCGTACATACCTTCGCCAAGCTATCACTCGTACCCGGGGAACCGGGAGCCGTGCAGCATACGTATTGATTAAACAACACGTACACCGCGCTGGTACCAGCGGGGGAGAATTACTTCCCCCCCAATGGATAGTCATCGGCGTCGAAGTAGAAGCCTCCTTCAAACTTGTTCGGCAGCACCCCATCGGGGTACATGCTCGAACAGCTTGGGAGGGCTACTCCAACTAACATGACTACCATCATCTTGACTAGGGCCTTCTTCATGAGTTTTAACGCTCGTGATTCAGGACCGAAGCCAAGAAGCCGGATTCAGCCAGCAGATCCGCGTGAGTCGCAATATGACCCATTATATCAGCTTCGCTCGTGTAGGGCGAACGCTGGATAACGGTGTATACGCGATCCACATATGTAGCGCCAGACGTACTGTCTGGAACTCCATGAGTATAAGACGTGTCCACCAAATGGCGGGACGACTTATCCTTCTGGATCTGGGACTGCACCGACATAAGTCGGGCAGCAGACGCCGGGAGTCCACCTACTGAGTAGGCGGATTTGTTCTCGGTGTCAAATTGCTTCGTAAAGACCAGCGCATAAGGCGCGGTCCCCACGGAGTACGATGTGTTTAACATGGCTAGCTATATTTAGTTAGTTGTGGCGGTCTATAAGCGTGCGGAAACTCACCCGAGTTTCCGAAGAACACGCTGTAGTACCAGTTCGATACCAGTCACGGACTGCCCAAGGTTGGGCAGTTTGGGTCGTGGTATATATGTATTTGGTATCCAGCTTGGTAGCGTTGTATATGCTACCCGCTGGTACGAAGTAGCCGTGTAGGTGCCGACGTCCGCGAGGACGCCGGTTTCTTCCACGGCCACGGAGGCAGACGTCAACGGTGAGTAAACCGTCGACGTGATGCCATTCGTGGTTTTCTTTTCAGAAAACCACGCGCCATCTACTACCAACCACGACGAGTCAGGGTCACCCTGACCGAACTGTTCCAGAAACGTCTGGATTGGAATAAACCAATCCAAGACGAAACTATAAGGAACAGCTTCCCAGATATCCGTGGCATCCAGTCCTAGTCCTAGCGATTCAGCTAGGGTTCGGGCCTGGAGCACGTTAAACGTAGGGAAATACGCGGGATTGAGGCGCTTTCGCACCCCATACACCCACGTAGCCGTCGTTTCTCGTGTTGTGGAACCTTCGTAACTGAAGAACCCCAACGTCGCTGGCGAGTTGCCAGAGAAGTGGGTAGTTACGGAGCTCGCTGTCTCATGGTGCTTACCGTACATCGTGAACTTCTTTGTAAGAAGTTCCTCGATCTTCCGGTTCGCATTACTGAGTGCAGCGTGAACTGAGTTAATGTCCCTGACAAGGGGCTTAACTCCGAACTTCCACATCAAGTCTGCACCTATCACCGCTTGGAGTAACCCGCGCGGCGACCTAGCTGTATCACGAATGTGATCCAGATAGCGTCGTAGAGCCCGAAGGGACTCGGCACGTTTCCGTCGAGCAGCCGCCCACAAAAAGTGGTACGGTATTAGCTCTAGGAACGCGCGAGCCTCTCGAAGCTCGTACAACGTATTCAGACTCGACAACAGTTCCTTACTCGAGCTTGGAACCCGAGCAAGAGCCACAGGAGCGCCATCCGGAGTACTCAGATGCCCAGTATTGAGCATCATCTCCAGATAATATGGCGTCGGGTGACTTCCCAAACTAGTATCAGCGCGCCCATAAGGGCTCGTTGTGTTCGTTTGAGAAAACGTCACATGCGCAGGGCTATAATCAACCAATCTCTTGGTATGATTACAGTCATTTATATCGCCAGGGTTCCCTACCTCATCGGTAAGGGTCTGGCGGTCATCAAACAGCGTGCCGTAACCACTAGAAATAGTGGAAGTGCGGGGCGAGTAGGTATAATATGGCGGTTTAGGCGACTTGAATGTCGCTGGAATCGTTACTTTATTACTACCTGCCAAGCCGAACCCCGTTAAGGGGATTCGACTTCCGTTTGTGCGCGTGCGTGTTGACATGTTGTTAGTGCGACTGCTCCCA